ATCAGGGAATGGATGTCGTCGCAAAAGGCGCTTTCCAGAAATCACTTGGAGAGCGAAAGCCCAAAATGCTTTGGCAGCACGATGTAGGCCAGCCGATTGGTGTCTGGGATCACGTCGAAGAAGACGAAAAAGGTTTATTCGTCAAAGGTCGATTGCTCAAGGAAGTCCGCCAAGGGGCCGAAGCAATGGCCCTTCTTCGCGCTGGTGCGCTTGATAGCATGTCCATTGGCTACCGCACCAAACAATCAGTTGACGAAGGCCAAGGCTCTGTGCGCCGACTCGTCGAAGTCGAGTTGCACGAAATCAGCCTTGTGACTTTCCCCATGTTGCCATCAGCCAAGATCACCGACGTAAAGGCGATTGGCACAGAACGAGATTTTGAGAAGTTCCTGCGGGACGCAGGTTACTCCCGAAAGGAAGCCACAGCCATCGCGCTGCACGGCTTCAAAGCTATCGATCCGCAGCGGGATGCTGATGATGGTGAGCTAAACGCAGATTTGAAAGAACTGCACTCAACAATCACCCGTATTGAAAGGATGTTCAAATGAACACCGAATTTGACCCAAAGGAACTGAAAACCGCTGTCGCATCTGTCGGCACCGCGTTTGAGGAGTTCAAAAAGACAAACGACGAGCGCCTTGCTCAGCTCGAAGCCAAAGGCTCTGCTGATCCATTGCTTGAGGAAAAGTTGGCGAAGATCGACGCAACCATCGACGCGAACCAAAAGCGCCTTGATGATTACGAATTGAGCCAGAAGCGCCAAGCCCGCATTGTCACAGATGCAAACGGCAACGAGCGCGACATGGACATGGAAGCCAAGCGTTGGGCTGCATCCACGCAGGGCCGCAATGCACCAGCCGACTTCGACGCAAAAGGCATGGCCGACTACAAGCAAGCGTTCAACCGCTTCTTGCGCAAGGGCGACCAGATCATGGGCGCTGACGAGTTGAAGGCATTGTCCGTTGGCGTTGATGCCGATGGCGGCTACGTTGTCGAGCCAGACCTTACTGGCCGCATCGTCAACCAAGTCTTTGAAACGTCCGTGATGCGTGCATATGCGTCCATTCAGACGATTTCGACCAACAGCCTCGAAGGCTTGTGGGATCAAGACGAAGCGGCTGCTGGCTGGGTTACTGAAACTGCTGCCCGCACAACAACCGCAACGCCTGTTCTCGGTAAGTGGTCAATCGACGTCCACGAACTTTATGCGAACCCGAAAGCAACGCAGAAAGTCTTGGACGATGCTGAAATCAACTTGGAAGCATGGCTTGCTGCCAAGGTTTCTGACAAGATGTCGCGCATCGAAAACGCTGCATTCGTCACAGGCACAGGCACAGACCAACCAAAAGGCTTCTTGGCTTACGCGGCTGGCACAACCTTGAACACGCAGATCGAACAGCTTTCTAGCGGCGTTGCTGGTGGCTTCGCGGCTGCACCTGCTGGCGGTGATATTCTGATCGACGCACTCTATGCGTTGAAGGCTCAGTATCGCGCCAATGCAACGTGGTTTATGAACCGCGCCACAACCAAGGCTGTGCGCAAACTCAAGGACACTGACGGCGCTTACTTGTGGCAGTCTGGCATCGCTGCTGGTCAACCTGCGACAGTGCTTGGCTATCCAACTGCTTCAATGGAAGACATGCCCGATCCAGCGGCAAATTCGCTTTCCATCGCTGTTGGTGACATGCGGGCAGCTTATCAGATCGTGGATCGTCAGGGCATCCGTGTTCTGCGCGACCCATACTCCGATAAGCCATATGTCAGCTTCTACTCGGTCAAGCGCGTTGGTGGTGCGGTGGTTAACACCGAAGCCCTCAAGATCATCAAGCTGGCGGTCTAAACCATAAGTGGCAGCATGAAGCCTCCCAGAATGCTGCAACTTAGAGAGCGGGTTTAACGATCCGCTCTCACCACCCACCCCCAAAAGGATTTCCGAAATGAAAGCCACGATCACAAAAGAATTTCAGTGCGCCCCTCTCGGCCATACCGTCGAAACGTTTGGCGTTGGCTCAGAAGTTGAAGGCGACATTGCAAAATGGGCCGTTGATGGCGGTTGCGCCGAATACGTTAAAGAAGCAAAGCCAGCGGCAAAGCTGGAAACGAAGCCAGCCAATCCCAAGAAATAAAGGCGTTCCGATATGACCTTGCGAAACGTAAAAGCGGCATTGGTGCATAAATCAAACCGCCTGACAACAGCGCCAGCATCCGAGCCAGTGACGACTCACGAAATGCGGACGCATTTGCGCGAGACATCGACAGGTCTTCCAGACGTGGAGGCAAACGCACTCATTGCAACAGCCCGCGAATGGTTCGAGGATCAAATCGGGGTTGCTTTGATTAATCAAAGCTGGACGCTGACGCTGGACGATTGGCCGCTCGGGCCGACTGAATGGTGGGACGGGGTGCGGCAAGGCAGCATCAACCAGATGAACGGCGCTTCAAACATCGCAGTCGGCTTCCCGCGCTGGCCGCTTTCGTCCGTCACAAGCGTCACGACATACGACACAGCCAGCAACGCAACCGTGGCCGATGTCTCGGCAACCTTCGACATCGACGCAGCATCGCAGCCAGCCCGCATGGCATTGAAAGCAGGGCAAGGCTGGCCGTCAGCAACACGCAGCGTCAATGCCATCAGCATCGTTTACGTCGCAGGATACGGGGCCGACGCCACAACAGTTCCCTCGCCAATGATGCGGGCCGTCTTGCAGATCGCGGCGGGCCTTTATTCAAACCGTGGCGACGGTTGCGGCATGGCCGCTGATGCGTCAACGACGGCGCTGATCAATAGTTACAAGAAGGCGCGGCTCTAATGCAGACGTTTACCGTCACGCTTTCAGATGCCGAATACACCGAAATTCTGATCGGTGGCTCAGTGCTGGCATTTGACAGCAACTCACAAGCAAAGGTGCGTTTGATTATGACTGAAAGCGCATCGCCGCCCGCCGTTGATGCTGCGCATACGATGGTCGGAACGTGGCCCGAAAGCTGGGATTTTGTGGCGGAGAATGTAGCGGCTGGATCGCAACGCATTTGGGTGCGGGCTGATGATGACGCAAGCGGCGTTATTCTAACGGGGGTTCGCGGATGAGACGAATTGTTGGTTTAGGCGATGACTCTGGATCGTCAGGCGCTTCTGGCCTGACAACGGACGCATGGGGAACGCAGAAGGTCAGCCTTCCGCATAGCGTATTCCACGGAATGTTCACTTACGACATTCCCGCCCTCATGTGGTTCACGTATCACAACGGGACGCAGGTCACGACATCAACTGCCGTGACATCAGTCGGTGGTGCTGCAAAACTTCTGACAACTGCATCACTTACAACGCTGCGCCTTGAGAGCCGCGAGGCTCCACGATACCAGCCCAACCGTGGCGTGTTATTCAGCACCGCGCTTTGGTTCCCATCGCCAACGGCTGGCGGGATAAGGGATTTCGGGCTTTTCACTTCTGAAAACGGCGTGTTCTTTCGGCTCAAGTCTGACGGGTTGCTATATGCGGTTCTGCGGCGTGGCGGGTCGGAGGTGCTTGAACAACTTATCGACACATCAGGTTTGACTGGCTTCGACGTTTCAAAGAACAACATTTACGACATCCAATTCCAATGGCGGTCAGCGGGCAACTACAAATTCTACATCGGCGACCCTGTCACTGGCCTTCAAAGGCTTGTCCACACATTCAACCTTCTTGGGACGTTGACAACGACAAGCATCGAAAACCCTGCGCTTCCGATTGCATTTAAGGCCACCCGCGTCACTGAGAACGTTGAGATGAATGTCGGTTGCGCCGATCTGACCAGCGAAAACGGGTCAGTTGACATGTGGGAATATAAGTCGACTTACGCGGAGGCTGTTTCAGTTAACGGAACAAATGTGCCTGTTTTGACGATCCACAATCCTCCGCAAATCCACAGCAAAACAAACACCCGCAGCATTCAGCTTGCAAGGATCAGCGTTAAGTGCGCGAAAAAGGCCACGTTTAAATTCTGGGTGCATCGCAACAACTCGGTGCTAACGGGCCAGACGTTGCAAGAAATCGGGGCAGGTAGTCACACCCAGACCGACAGCCCTGACATGATTGCAGGTGCTGTTCGTGCCACAGCGTTTAGCGCGACAAACGCAATCTTTCTCACTGCTGTAAACGCGGAGGCAAACGTGTTTTACCAGATCAACAATCCGCTGCGCGAGAAAATCAACTTCTCACTGGTGCGCGGCGACTATGTGACTGTTACTGTTACAGTGAGTGCTTCGACAGCCGAGGCGTCTATTGAGTGGGGGGAAGCAATATGAGTTGCTGCGATTACAATGCAGGGATGCTACGCGAGACGATCAGCATTCAAAGGGAAGCCCGCACCAGCGACGGTGCTGGCGGCTTCACGGCGGTCTGGTCTGAAATATCGGGCGCACCCTCCCGCGCTAACGTCAAGGCGCTGTCAGGCGGAGAACGCTTCGCATCGGAGCGCGTTGAAGCAACAACCAAGTGGCGCGTTGTCGTCAGATACTTTGACGGGATCAGGGAAAGTGACCGCATCGTGATCCGCAGCAAGGCGCACAATATCCGTTTTATAAACAACGTCGATCTGGCTGATCGCTGGCTGATCATTGACCTAGATGGCGGGGTGGCAATCCCATGAGTTTCAAGGTTCAAGGCGCTGATGGGTTGTCTAAAGAAATCGCCAAGATGGGCGCTGACATAAAGCGCAAGGTCGCCGCAGAGTTGGAATATACGGGCCACGAAATGCGTGATGAGATTATCCGCAAATACAACAGCGGGCCAGCCACTGGCAACATTTATCAACTTACAAACCCAAAACGAACGCACCGCGCATCGAAGGTTGGCGAGTATCCTATGACGGATCAAGGCGCATTGGTGGCAGGAACGCTATTCAAGAAAGTTGGGCCGCTCACCGTCGAGGTGTTTAACAACGTCGAATATGCGGCGGCGCTTGAATACGGATCGCGGGGCCAAGGGCCACGACCAGCTTGGCGTGATACGGTGGACGAAACGCAGCCTGAGTTCATCAAGCGCATAAAGGCAATCGTTGCAAAAGGGGCCAAGAAATGAATACGGGCAATTTACAGCGGGCGCTTTATGCCAAGATGACAGGCAACGCGACACTGATGGCGCTGATAAAAGGCGTCTATGCGCAGGTCGAGCAATCACTCGACGCTGAACTTGGCAGCGCGTTTCCATATGTCACATTCGGCAAAGACCGACCCGCGTCATGGGACACGAAAACGAACTTTGGCGCAGCCGTTTCCGTGCAGATCGACGTTTGGTCAAGGTCGCGGAATTACATCGAAGGCAAAGACATTGCCGACGAAATATGGCGCACCCTTCACCACACGCCGCTAACAATCACAGGCGCAAACCACACGATGACAGTTGTCTCCTCCGCATCTTGGATCAATGACCCTGACGGGTTAACCAAGCATGGCGTGATCATTGCCAACGTGTTTTATTCCGACATCACCTAAACCGTTTCCAAAACCTGCAAAAGCGGCTATGATACCGCAAAGCACACAACAAACTTCAAGGAGCATTCAAAATGGCAGCACAATCAGGCCGCGACCTAGTTATCAGCAAGGCAGCAACTGCCATTGCGGGCGCACAAACAAACAGCATCACCCTCGACAACTCGGCGGTTGATGTGTCTTCGATCAGTTCTGGCGGATACCGCGAACTTGGCGACTTCTCAGGCAACCGC